ATGGATGCAATGGCATCCCTTGCACAACTAGTGCCCGGGAGAAAAAATAATTTACACACAAATTAGGACTTGACTCCTAACTGTCGGTGTGCACTGTCTGCGTATTGGAAAGATGAAAAGAGTAATGCTGAAGTAGCTAGATTAAAGAGAAAGAAAAATACTGAAAAGCGAGTTACTATTAATAAAGAAAAACAACGTAAACTAACAGCTGAATTCAGAAAGAACGGTGGCAAGGTTTGGCAGGACGCTGAAGCAGAAGCTTATTTAAAAAAGAAAGGGGCAAATGCCATTGCACTAAGTGAAGATCTTATAGCATTAAAAAACAACCAACTATAAGTGAAGTTTTAGAAGAACTTTATCATGTTAAGCAATTTAGAGATGGCAAGATAGATTTAACAAATGTTTCTAGATATAAGGCTGAAATTGAAGCCCAAAATTATTTATTATCAGTAAAAAATTTATATAATATACCTAAAGAAGAAATTTTAGAAACTAAGGCTAATTTGCAATACTGGAAGGAGAGATTGAAAAATGAAAAAAATAGAAATTATTAATAAGTTTTCAGCTCCTAAAAGCACAGTTTTAATCACTAACGAAGAATTGCCTGAAGAAATATGGATTGGCGATAAAGCAAAAATTAATGGTGAAACATATACTATTACAGGTGTACCTATTTCAGATAGAAATACATTTGTAGTAGACAAAACTGATAAAATAAATGTAGGTCAAATTGTTAATTTTTACAAAGCTTAAGCATTCACATAAATAATGTGGGTGCTATTTTTATGCCCTTTTTCCGAGTTGCAGGGCTAAAAGAACAAGAGATTGTATAATTCAAAATATCCAAAGTGATGAGGAATTTAACGCTAAGCTTAAAGAATATTATGATAGAGCAATCTTGAACATAAATCGTACTATTGAATCTGAATTATCTAGGTTAGCTATAAAAGAGAATATAGATATTAATGAACTTAAACAGAGGGTAAAAGACTTTGACGTTCAAGAATATGGTATTGAGGCTAAACGAATTGTTGAAGAAGCTGATAAGTTAAGAAAACATGGTTGTAATGTAACTTATGAAGATTTTAGCAAAAAGGTTAACGAAAGATTAAATATTGTACAATGCGACAATGCGAATTAATCGGCAAGAATTATTGAAATCTTTAATAGGTTTAAATCTAATTGAATTTGGTGCAAATGTTGATGCAAGTTTGAGACAGAAACTAACTAAAGATTATACGGATGAGATCACTCGACAAGCTGGTATCTTAGGCGAATTTAAACATCCGATCTGGACAGGTAAGGAAGTTGCCAAAATCGTCATGACTCAAACGGGCAGTGCTAATTTCAGTAAGCGTATTTGGGCTAATCAGGATGCACTAAAAGCTCGTTTAGATGCATCACTTAGCGCAGCACTTATTCAAGGTCAAAATCCTAGAAAAATGGCTCAACAATTACGGGATTTAGTCTCTAAAGAGGTTACTAATGCTAGATACGCAACAGAACGAATTGCCAGGACCGAGAGCGCCATGGTTCAAACTCAAGCGCAGCTCAAATCTTTCAGAGACTATGGATATAAGTTTTGCAAGTGGCATGCAGAGCCTAGTGCTTGTAAAATTTGCCGTGAAATCGCTGAGAATGACAGTGGTTATGGAGTCGGTGTTTACCGTGTAGATGAAGTTCCTAGTCTGCCAGCTCACCCTAACTGCAGATGTGGTTTAGGTGCTTACTGGGTGGATGAAGATAACTTCTTAACGACTGATGTAAATGTAATCAGAAAGCGTCTCGATAAGTATCATGATGATTTTTTAGAAGCAACTGGTATTAACGTTTCAGACTCTATAAGAAATGGCACATTTTCAGACACTTCAAATCCGCAAAATGACGTAAAAGCTAAGTTTGTTAATTATTTACTAGAGCAAAAAGGCTACACACAGTTACCAAAACAAGTAAAAGAATACAGCGGGACTAAGGTCTATCGTGGTGTTCACAGAAGTATTGATGGCAAAACGAGTGCTGATGAGATAGATAAGGAATTGCGAACTGGGAAGCTATATATATCTGGTGCAAATAGTTCTTCTAAAGGGCGTGGAATTTATGTTTCTGAATTTGAGTTTCAAGCAAAAATGCACGCAAGGAAATATATAGATGGAAAAGTTTTCGAATATGGATTGAATCCTGGTGCAAAAATCATAACTTTTGAATCAGCTAATAAGTTGTTAAAAGAGGTTGGAATACCACAATTGAAAAAACTACAACAGATACTAATATTGATATAATTGCAATTGTTTCTGGATTCGATATAATTAAAGATGGTGCTACTATTAACGTGTTGAATAGAGGTGTTCTTGAATGGAGGAAGGAAACAAAGGTAAAAGATTTCGTATAGAATCTGTTTATTATGAATTTTCAGTGTTGAAAATTGTAGACGAGTATACTCATGAACAATATGAAAAAATTGCATCTTTAAACTCTAAATGGTCTGATCATGATTTCGACAAAACAGATGGCTATATCTATTTTGATGACTTAGAAAAAGAACTGGTCCCGCCGGAGCTCACACCAGCCGACAGAATAAGGTTTATTGAGTATTTAGAAAAAGAAATTGAAGTAGTTAACAAATAACATCATGATATTTATAGAGACGACTAGCAATAGCCGTCTTTTTTATAAGGAGAATTAACAATGAATGATTACAAATCAAGAATAAAACAAGAATATTTAGAATTAACAACTAGAATTAGTAAGTTACGTCGAATGATTGTATTAGCTAAAGCAGATAAGCTAGAATTTAAGCTAAGTTGTAAGGATGAATTGTTAGAAGAACAATTAGAGGCTATGGAAAAATGTGCTCTGGTGCAAAAAATAAAGGCTCTGCATTTTGACAGAGTCTTGTATTCATAATGTTGCATAAAAATTCTTAAGAAAAATCCATCCCCAAGGTTACGGACAACAGGACAACACTTTAAACAATCATAGATAATCATAAAAAAATAAAACACCGATTTAACGGTGTTTTAAAATCATAAATCATTATAAAATGTTATAAGAAAGCCACTTACCGGCTTGATATATGTTGATATATCAACGTTTATAAGGGGAAATGTCACCAAAGTGTCACCAAGGTTCAAAATTTGATGCTATTCTGCTATCCGATGGCTTGTCTCGATCCCAACATTATTCAGGATATTTTCGATGTCGTCATCCGCTTTTTGTCTCAGTTCATCAATCAAGTATGCATATCTGCGAGTAGTGGTTGTCAAATCAGAATGGCCTAAACGTTTTGATATGGCGTATATATCCACACCTTTGTATAAGAGCAGGGCAACGTGGCTATGTCTAAGAGCATGGAAGTGATAGCTTGGCTTATTTATGCCTAACTGCCGCAAAGACTTCCGAAGCGTTTTGTTGCACCCTGCCGATGTAGGTATAGTTCCAGAAGCATTACAGAATACCATTCCGGAATGATTGGATTTTAGCTGAGCGATGATATCAAGCAGCTTGCTGTTAACCCTGATGATTCTGGTTGATGATTCAGTCTTGGTTGGGATATACTTCTTCAACACAAAGTCCCAAGCCTTATTGATGTCAATCGTCTTCCAGTTGAAATTGATGTCGTCCCATGTCAGCGCTGCTATTTCCTGTAACCTCATTCCGGTCATGATAGCTGTATAAATCATATAGTAGCTGGTATATCTTGGATCTAGCTTACTTTCAAGGTATGCAGCCAACTTGTTTATTTCATTAACATTAAGATAATCGACTTTGTGTTCTCTGTCAGAATTCCAGACCAGTTCAACGTTCTGTGTAAAATCCTTAGTGATCAGGTCGTCAAGAATAGCGGACTTGACACACGATCTGATGATGGAGTTGGTCTTCTTGACAGATTCAGGAGCGTGGCAAGCTCCGTACTCATTGATAAACCTCTGGTAATCTCTGCGTGTAATTTCATCAATTTTCCTAGAACCATAAAACTTGGAGAGTTTAGATTGAATTACCCTATATTTACCGGCCGTGATGTAAGATATTTTGTTTTCTTTGTATGTTCGGAACCATTCGTCAAAATACTGTGCGAACGAGACAGATTTATCGGTGATTGTCGAATCGTCTTTTTTTATCTCCATGGATCTGGCCCATCGGCTAGCTTCGGCTTTCGTGGAAAATCCAGCTTTAGATTTGAATCGTCTTGTTCCAGTGGAATCATACCAAGACACACGAACTCTCCATTTATCGTTTAATTTAGTTATAGATGCCATGATAATTCCTCCTTCATAAATAAAAACTTATGTTCCCTTAGACGTATTTTTAAACCCGTCAAAATCGACGGGTTTAATACTAGATTTGCAATAGGTTAACCTTATCAAATGAATCGACTAATGTATTATTATTGGCAAAAAGATACTCTTCTGATTTACGTTTTTTTCCGGCCGAGTAATTTAGACTATACTTATAAGCTTTAACATAAGGTGAATATAAATGCCTTATATCCTCCTCTAAATCATAGGTTGTTATCCATTTGTAATTATTACTGAACTTTAGAATGTTATTAGCTAATATTGAATGGTCATTTCGGTCTACAAAAGACAGATACAAATTTTGACCTTGTTTAAAGTATGGGGGATCATAAAAGATAAATGTACTATGATGGTCATACTGTTTCAAATTATTAGCAATAAACTCATTGGCATCTAAATTATAAATATGGATTTTTTCTTTGAAATTATGAATGTTTTCAATTTTTTTAAGTAAGCTTTCTTTGTTAAAACGACAGTCTAATTTATATTTGCCTGCTTGATTTAAACCACCAATAGGACCGGCCTTAATAATGCCGCTTCGGTTAGTTCTGTTTAGATAGAAGGTTGCAAAGCCGTTTTCTACAGAGGTGGGATTATTTTTAAATTTTAAATGTATTTGTTGTTGCCTATGCCATTCGTTGATGGTTAGGGGAGTATTAATAAGCAAGTTCTTAAAATCATCATAATTATTGAGAATTGAATTCCAAATAGCAAAAATTGAAGAATCATAATCGTTAAGAACTACTTCTTCAACGGAACCATCAAACAGTAATTCAAGTGCTACACCAAAGCCACCAGCAAAGGGCTCGATATATGTTTTATGTGTATTATTAATATCCAATAAGTGCTTTACGTAACTTGCTAACTGTGTTTTCCCTCCTGGATAACGCAATGGGGACTTCGTTACTGGCATATTCATCACCTCTCAGAGAAATAACAGAAATCACAATTAACTATTATCTCCTAAACTATTAATAATTCTATCATATGACTTCTTTAAGATGTTACAGAATTTCTTTACTTCGGCCTCATGATCATTAATCCAATATTTCATAAAACAGTCAATGTAGATACTGTTATCTGTAAACCAATGTTTATAAAAGTTCTTGTCAGTATCCTGTCCGTTATTCATATTTTTAATGGTCTTTGGATTAATACCTGAATTGCTAAGATAAATGTCGTCAAATAGTTTATGATCACCATTTAGGTTGTTTACATATTCCCA